AGTAGTGTGCTCCTACATAAGAAAATTGTAATTTAATGAAAGGCTTATATCTTGATTGTATCTAATTTCTACTATATGTAGGAACACTTTGATTTGTTTAGAAGAATGTGAACAAAGATTTCCCTGATTCAAATTCTAATTCTTCAAGGAATTCAGAAAATTCAACATCTTTGTTCATCTCCCTTTCTATTAGGAACGTTGTTTTCTCAATAAATCTTGCCATCATCATGGTCCAAGGTTCTTTTTCCACAGGGGGTAATGACTTTACAAACTTCAGTAGTTTGGTCCAGTTTATTGTACCACCTGCAACATTTATATAGAATGCCTTTGGCAAAGAAAACAGATGGAATTCTCTATCCATTGACTCTAATAGCATAGCTATGTGGAATGAGTTATATAATATTGATGACCATTCATTTGTCTCTAAAATATTTATTAATGAGCATATTGTATTTATAATACCAAGATTTTTCTTAGAATAGAATCCTTGTCTAGAGAAATCAAATACATCAATAATCTCTTCTACACCTGAAGCAATCAATTTTGAAATAGCATTTTTATAGGTCATAGATTCATTTCCTCGCTTTTGGTATTTAATAGTGAATAATGGCAGTGATTCAATTTCCTCAGATATTGTAAAGTCCATAATTTCATCAGATAAGAATATCAATTCTCCTTTTTCTTCTCCATTACATTCTAATACCCTACAAAAAGGTATAATGCTAGATTTACACAGGTTGTCATAGTTGAGAGTTAGTAATTCTTGAGTCCTCATTAGTGAAGTTAGATTAATAATGCCAGCCTTTATTGTTGGTCCTGTAAAAAACATCATTTTGGACATATGGGCTTTTTTTATAGTTGCAGTTTCATCTGGAGATACAAATAACCTAGTAATGCTGAAGTTTGTCATATTTAAGCTGATAATATTGTTTAGAGACATACGAAAAGATTCATCCCTAACACTTAATACAACTGGGCATACTGGGGTCATTTTATTAAACCTATGACCCCTAGTTTGTCTTCCTTCTTCATTTCTTCGCAATATATGTTCTATAGTAGAAACCTGATAGGTGTATATGTGTGCCCTTTTCTTTTGATAAGTAATGTAATAGTTATGTTGCTCATCAAGAATAGTTTCTTCCATATATTCAAATCTTAATCCATGTCTAGAGTTTAATAATTTGTTTCCAGCATGGAAAACAGTGTTAGGATAAAAATTTGGGATTGTCAATTCTGCAATTTTCAATTTATTATCTTCTCCAACGATCCTAATAGATCTTAAGTACCCAGAAATTGTTAAGTCAATGAGTCCTGAGTTTAGAGATCGGTTTGTTTGCCAGTTATTCCAAGAGACTCTTTCATTTGTCTTCAGGGCATCAAATTTATTTAAGTCAGCTTGCGACAACAAATTTATTCTAAATAGTAATGGCAAGAAATCTAATCTAGATGTATTGGATAATATACAATTTAATAAATAATTAACACTTATATTCTTGTAATTGAAATTGTCTATGACTTCAGTGATAAAAGATGTTCTACTATTTTCTTCTATAAAGGAGTCAGCAAAATGACACAAAACTCTAAAGCATTCTTTTGCTATTATTTGTTCACTAGTGCTTGTTTTAACAACTGTTCCTTTTATAGAGCCACTGACGATCTGTTTCAAATAATGCATTGTATACCATTTTTCATCTGAGATAGTGTTGCCTTGAATCAGCGTGCAAAAATCAACTGCTGTGTATGATTTCATAGGCAAAATGAAGACTTTTACCTTATGTTCTGTAGATTTTATATAGTCATAACAAACTTGGTACAACTTCGTCATTTCTTTCAATTTATACATACTTATCTCGTGACTGTGCAGATGTCTAGGTGGGTTTTCTAAGTTCTGCATTATTTTAATCTTTAATGTCGTGTTGTTAACAAATTCATTTAGATGGTGTAAATCTTTTTCTAATTCAATAGGGTCAGCTCCGGCAATGTCAGTGACACCTTTACTAAATGCTTTCAAAACTAATGCAGGAGAATGGTGGATTATTTTCATATTCCTAAATTCTGGCATCTGATTCGCACTAACCCCAGTCCTACTTTGAGGGGTCCCTTTCACACACAGCAATGAAGTATTTGCAGCCATAATCATTAAGGGATCATTAAGAATGCAGTATTTATATATCAGCTTTATATCTTCTATATCTAATGGTAATTGACTTATATCTCGATTGATCATCTGATATGCTTGAGGGAAAGTGACTCTACCTATTATGTCAGGGAGTTCTTCTATGATGTCAGATTCTGCAAGAGAAGTGAGTTTGTCAAAGATGCTGCTGTAATCTATGATAGGTTTATGTGAAAATAATATTTGCTCAATAAATAATTGTGCCGGGTTTTGTATTGATAAACTTTCTTTAAATCTCTTAGAATTGTACCTATAAAGTATAGACTGCATGAACTGTTCTTTTGTTTCACCTTTGGTAACCAAAAGTTCAGGATTCTCTAACATATATAATAAATTGTTTTGATAACTTTCATCATCCATCGATCGCTTAAAGTCGTTATATGATATTAATTTATTTAAAGTGCCTATTGTTGTGAATTTCCTAGGAGTTAGTAAAGATCTACTTCTCATATCACTTGTCTCACCCATATTACTATCTGGGACAATTTCTGTATCTAAAGTTAAATATCTCAATATTTTCAGCCTGAATTTATCTGATTCATCCAATTTATCCAACTGTGCAATTATATGCTGGCACTGGTTTTGTATGGTTTCTTTCTGTTTGTCTAGTGGGACCAACTTTTTTAGGATTTCGATTAAGAACCACAAATTACCTGCTTCAAGGCCCACTAATGCTATTAAATATAATGGTGCATTGAGATAACCATTTAATTCGACAGGAATTTCTTTTCTATTTCTAAAAGGAAGATATGGTATTGGGGAGTTAACTTGATCATCTAACATGTTGTAAGTGAAAAATGTGATCCAATGACTGCAGCTTATAGCAAGCCAGGCATAACTTGGCGGGCATCCATGCTTTATACTTTGTTGAGCCGCTGAGAGTCTACTTGCCAAATCTTCATATGGCCCTATATATGCACAATCACCAACACTTGGTAGTAAAAATCTGCCATAAATTGATAATGGTTCTCCATGCAAATTGAATAATGAGACAAATTCCTTACAAGTATGTGTAATATAAGTTTTCTTCATATTGGCTTGGCAACCAAAGTTTAAACATGTTTGTTCAAAAGTGTTTATAGAAAATTGTATCATAACGTCATCTGGTATTTTATTTTGCACTATAGATAAGGATGTTTGATTGTCATCTGAATGCACCATAGAATTTATTAAGCATTCTCCATCTAATAACTTTAGACATTCTTTGTGGATATCTTTATATACGAGCATTGCACAGCTATGTATGTAACTGGATATATAATTAAAGTTCCCCTGTAACCAATTGCGTTTTATATTAACATAATTTCTATTCAGACCATTAGTCATTTCTAAAATTAAGTCATTATGATAAGGTGATTTTTGATCTAACACATTTGAAATTAATTCGTCAGGCAATATTAAGCATTTTTCCATATAATTACACATGAAATATAATATTCTTTTCTTTTCCTTTGGATATAATATTGGATCCAATGCTATCAGCCAGAAATATTTGTAGAAAACATCTTGTGCACTCCATTTTGACATATCTGCATTTATCTCCAATTTCATTGCCCTACAAGGATCTCCTTTTATTATGCTATCCTTAGTCTTCTCTACTATATATCTAATTTCCTCCTCTGATTTCTTTTCTAAAATTCTCAATTTTGAATCACCTGGTTCACTAATCATTTCATCAGTATTAAGTTTGCATCTTTCCTTGGAAATTCTCTCAACGACATACATGCACATTTTGGCCTCAAATTCACCTATAAATATCTCTCTATCTTTGGCTGTTTTTTGGCCCTTATTAAAAAATGTGAATGAAAAATCCTTATGCTTTTCCATCATATCCATTGCAATCTCTATAAAAGGTTTATCTTCTATTTTATTGTCTTTCAATAATTCGTACAATCTATCAAAGACTTTCACAGAAATATAATCTCTGTAATTAGGTACTTTTTGAATTAGCATATTGTAATCACAATGCTGTACTTCTAGATCCGCTTCTTCATCGTTTATGAATAGAGGATTAGATAACCTAAATTTTTTATTGAATTTCTCACTTATCTTTCTTGCTCTCTCTATATTTTTGTTCTTGAGGTCTTTGAAGTCACCAACTTTAATGCAAGATTTGGAACTGGTGAATGTACTTATTGTTGTTATACTTCTTCTAAAATTATTTCTACTTTCTACTCTGTTTCTTAAATGATTGTGTCTAGATGTGTCAAGTATCAATGATTTTGAAATAGAATGTACTAGTATAGGTAAATTTACATGTTGCTTCTTTTCCACTTTGGACCATATTCCTAGGTCATCTTGTCTCTGTGATAGTTCTATGTCTAGGACTGTCTTTGCAAGATCCATCATGACATGATGCTTTTCATGCAACCCTTTAGCATTGAAGTAAAATGGAAGATAAATCTGGTTTATGTACTCCTTTAGATTTATCTTCCCCTTAAACCAAATTGAATCGAGATTTCTCTCATCATTCACGCCTTTTTGTGTTATGTCATAATCAGATAGGTAGATATTTCTAAGTTGTATCTTTGATGATTGTTCATTTGCTGAAGCGCAACCCTGCTTGATTAGATTTACCATATAAACACTGAATAAAGTTTTTGTATATGGTGAGAACTTTTCAGCTATATAGTCTTTGACATGACTTGATATGGCTAATGAATTCATTATCATATATCTTGAGGGCTCTGTTAAAGAAAGCATACTTTTAGTTATAGATAAACTTGTATAGAAAGTAAAATTTAGGACATCTAGGAGGTTTACTTGAGGATTATTGTTGTATAACAAAATAGAGCTTAAGGCAAATAGCCCCGGTGAAGAAACTATTCTTTGACACCTTTCTTTGTCCAATCTTATTGCTTTACTTATAGATACATATGTTTTGGTTTTACATAATAATGTGGTAAATAATGAACCAGCATCCATTAAATCTTCTTTATTGTCATGCATGCATACTATGCAAAATACAACTGTTGCCCTCTTTGTTTTAATGTCTGATGATGGAAATACTAGTGCGTACACTGAATCATTTGCACACATAGCTACTCTGAAAGTGTTGTGTCTGTTATATTGCGAAACTGAAAGTATATTCTTCATAATAGTAGAGATGTCTAAGATACATTGCCAAAATCGTGTTCTAGATAGTTCTATAAGCGCATTGTAAGTTGCTTCAGAAGAATCTTTAATCTCTTTTGCATATTGATTAATGATAGGATGAGTATCTTGGAGAGTATTCGTCTTTGAGAGGTAAGTTTTATTTTTTGCCACCATAGTCCTAGCTGCCATAAGAACAACAGTATTGTTGAAGTCTAGGATTTTTGGTTTGTTATTATCTAGATCATCAGTGGTTTTATCTTTAAAGTTTTTGTGTTTCCCTATACCTAGAAAATTCTTCATGAATTTCTGTCTTTCATGTGACTTAAATAAATCATTGCATAATATGAATTGTTGTTCCCATAATACAAATGCGCTGCCAATTTTCACAGCTTCTAGCCTTTTGTTATCTACTTTTTTTCCTGTTGACCTTGCTATCATTTTCCTCTCTGAGCATAAAGTTTCATATTGACCTACTTTCCCTTCTATGTCCATACTTTTCCCAATAGCTTTGAGTGTTTCTGACCAAGTAGATGGCTCTGAAATACTTTGTAAAGTGTTAGATAAGAATATTAGTTTTGCTGTAGAACCAACTAATTTTCTATTTGCATTCTGTGTCCATATAAAATGTATTGATGGTTTCTGCTTGGTTACATCTGTGACTATTTCTCTCTCTTCTGACACTCTCCTGCTCATCATCTCCCAGCCTTTATCAATTTCAACTTGTGTAGGTCTCATGTAATTGCCATCTAATGTAAATACTTTTTGAGACTTTTCCTTTAAGAATGAATCATAATCGGCTTGGGTTTCCAATTTTGCTTTATATAGAAATGTGTTCCATCTTTCTGCTGAGTATGCACTAAATTCTAGTGCATCTTGGAAAAGCTTGACAAATCTAGGTGGCATGGAATATAAGAATTCTTTATATATATTGTGATTTATTAAGCCTGGTGTGTCTGCTGTGCACCATGGGGCAGTTAGTGTGAAATCTCCATGGGCTATCATCAACAAAAATTCCTCATCATCTGCAAATTTATCTAGTAACATCTTCCTTAGTTCAAAGAATCTATTGAAATCCAATTGTATTGGGATGGTAGGGTAGAGTCTTTTGAATTCATCGCCTATAATAGAGATTTGATATGTCACTGGATTTGCTCTTATTATAGCTATCTCAGCATCAATTCCCATCTCATTCAAAACAGGCATGATCAAGGTGTTATACTTTTTGAATGTAATATCGCTACTGTCATGGCTTACTGATACTTTATAATCAAGGATTATCAAGAATTGGTTCTCCCAAATATAATTGTCTGGAGTCACATTGGGGATATCATAGTTTACTAAATTTACTCCAGGCTTGACATCCAAGATTATATCATCAAGCAATACATTATTCTTATATTCAATACCCAAAGCATTGCATAACTCTTTACCAAAATAGTCATGCCTAGCTTCTAATATGTCAGAACTAATATCCTTGGCAACAGTTGCTGTCCTTGCAGCTTGTATCCTGTTGAGGAACTGGTCATACATGGAGTCTTCCATGGTTTTTGTTTAATTTTTGTAATTTTCTTTTGTAGGAGTACACTACT